TCCCCATAGCACAATGTTGCCTTCATAACCATAAGTGAATACTTCATCACCTTCCATATATCCATTATCTTTTAACCATTGATAGCTTAATAATTGTGCCTCATCTTCTACATAACCATATAATTTCCCACAACAAAGGGATTTCTCCTTACCTACTGTTACTATATCTAATCTATATCCCAATTTTGCCACCATCTCTTAATCACATCAAACTCTTCTTGGCTGTTGTGATAGACTGGGTATAGTTCGTAAAACCCATTCATTTCATAGTGTGTGTATATGAATTCCAACGCTTCCAGATCACGATAAACTTTCTTTAACATATCGATGGTTTCTTGTGTTTCAAACCTAGTCTGGTGCAATTCGGCATCTTCTATCATCTTTTTTATTTTTTCTTTCTCTTCCATTTTCCTACCTACCCTATAAATTATACTACTTAATTCTAAAAATGCATTGTAGGGGGAATTTTAAGGCAATTTTGTCGAATATCTTGTCATTACCACTTCACTTGCCCCATCTTTACTTTTGTAAACTACGGTCATAAATTCTTGATCAGTCACTGGGTCAGTTTTAATTGTGTGTTTAACATATTCATACCCATTTTCTTTTAAAGCATCTTCAATTCTTATTTTTGGTGTGTTATGCCCTTTAAATCTCTCATATTCCTCATATGTCATTTTAACCCATACTTCCATTGTCGCACTCCTCCTTAAATTGTTCTACACTCCACACAGTAATTATCGTGTGTCCTCGTTTCCTTAACTCCTCGTGAAACGCTATCTGGTCTGGTCGTAAGCGACCTTTACCAGCTTTCACTTCACAGAATATCACTCTACCATCATCAGTCAGTATAGTCAAATCTGGGTAACCATTTATGTCGCAAGACTGGAAATACCCACCATCTGCTGTCCTGACTTTACCTACATTTACACGCACTGCTATCCAATTACGCTTACCACATTCAAGGCGTATTTCGTTCATAACTTTATGCTCTGGTTGCATATATAAACTCCTTCCCACATTCAGCACATTTGCATAAATGACTATGCCTTATTCGTGGTCTTAAATTATTACACACAGGACATATAGGTAGTTCAGTGTATGGTAGTGTCTTACGCTTCGCACTCAACTCTAATTGCCTTACTCTCTCTCGTGTAATGCCTAATCTCTCACCAATAGCAGCAAGTGTCAGTCCTTCCTCACGCAACTCTAAAACGTGGCGTTCTCTATCGGTTAAGGATACCATCAATCACTTCCAACTGACTTTCTAACTTGCTCTTTAAAGCACACAACCAACGATACTTCAACTCTGGACTGACAAGCTTTAAACTGTCTATCGATTCAAACAATTTGTGTTCTGCTGTGGCTTCAATTTGTCCTACTCTAGATCTAGTAAGTCCTAACTCTTGACCGATACTGTCAAGCGTTCTGCCTTCATATCGTGCTTGTAGGACTATTTGCTCTCTCTCGGTTAATTCTTTAATTATCATTGTTCCCCCCTTAATATATCGTATAACTTATCTTTTGTATATTCATATACATCTTCTTCTAGTACTTTTTCGACTAGACTAATTAGTCTTTTTCTTTCATCGGCTGCACTTCTATATATCTCTCGTAGTTGCCTCAATTCATCATTAGTAAGCAAGTAAATATCTTCTATAACATTACGGAAATTCCACAAACCTCTTAAAATCTCGTGAGTATATTTTTTAAAATCTTCTATAGTATAGAAAAAGTAAGCAGTTTTAAAACCTTCTATAACATCAACTTTTTTCTGTTCAAATGCTTCTTTCAACTCCTCAAAGTTATCATACCTTGCTTTCATCTCTCCCTCCTCCCTCAAAGTCAAATAAATTCCATCTTCTTAATCTATAACCTATACGCTTATATTCATCGTATACAGGTTTCCACAAAATCATACATTGTTTATATTCATTAGGTAATAATTCCTTTAATGTATCCAAATTCTTTTGCAAATCAAGAGCAAAAGGGCAACCTTTGCAACCAGTCCTTGTAAAGTTAAATGGTGGATAATAAAGCTTACATAATTTAATATTGTGTTCTTTAATAAAATTATTTTCCCACTCTTCATCAACAACTATTAAAGGATGAAATAATTTACCATTATTCGAAAGACAACCAAGTCTTGCACGATTGCCACCTTCTTCGTTCCTCATACCAGTAATGGTAATAGGTTTATGATTAAGTTTTTGCCACTTGTGAGCTAAATCTTTTTTTAATTTATAACAGCATTGATTAGAGTAGTTATATTGACCTCTAACTTTAAATTGATAAAGCAAAATTTTAGGACAAGTGAAACTACCATTACCAGAAATATATTCTTTAATATAATTAGAATTAGTTCCTTTATTAAAATACTCTACTCGTAAAGAATGTTCCTTGCTCTTAAAAGGATATCCATATTGTTGCAAAGTTTGCTTTATGTTGCGAGTTTGATTGACTATAACAAATCTATTGTCTTTACTTGCCAACTCTTTTACAAACTCAGCAATGTATTTATATTCTAAACCTGTGTTAATAAACACACGAGGAATATTATTGTTAGGTAAAGCGAGATCAATAACATAATGCAAAACAGTGCTATCCTTACCGCCACTAAAACTTATGTAAGCATTATCTAATAAATTATATTGATTATTTATGGCTTGTATCTTCGCTATCCTGTCCTCTAACGTTAAATCTATCTCCACGTTTCTTCCTCCTATCAATTATCTTCTCTACTCCAAACGCAACAGCTATGCTTATAGGCAATACTGGTATGGGGAATGTTGGTGCGGTTAGTGCAATCCAACCACCTGCAACAGCCCACCAATAATTGTCTCCAGATACCCAGTACATAATTACACCAAATATGGCTGGGCTTTCTAACAATACCCAAGTAATAGCAAATGGTATCAAAAACGCTGGGCGTTTTAAGTTAGATAGCAATTTTTTTAATTTTTCTTTCATAACCTTCGTAATATGCCTTTGCCTGTTCTAATGTATCAAATAAGTGTGTGGCGATTACTGCATCACCCTTATGAATTACTACCCAGTATTTATATGTTGTCATTGTTTCTACTCCTCATTATATAGTAAGCCCATCCACGAGGATTTGAATACCCACGTGCTTTGCCTATTGCGACTAGTTCCTCAAATGTCCTAGCCATACCTTGCTTTCTGCGTTCTACTTTTTTAATTCTTTCTAATTCTGCTTGTTGTTCCATTTCTATTTGTTTCTTTGGTTTAGCGTTTATATGATGGCAATAAGGACACTCTTGGCTACTACCTTCATATACACGATAACACTTACTACACTGTCTAACAACTAATTCCTTTTCATCTAAATCTATTCGTGTCCTATGCTTAATTGCTAAACTCCAACCACGATCATCATCTACCATTCCGTGTTCTAAATAATTCTGGCAATGGTCTATGATAATGGCTGTCTTACCTTCCTTATATCTCATACACCTCATAGCACTTTGCAGGTATCTCGCAAGTGATGATGTAGGTTTACACAATATACACACATCACAATCATCTACCGACAACCCTTCTGCTACGATTAAGAAATTACACAATACCTTAATCGTTCCATCTCGGAAGTCCTTAATTGCTTGTGTGCGTTCCTTTTCTGGTGTATTACCATCTAAATGAAATGCTGGTATGCCATTGGCATTGAATAAATCACATAATTCCTTACTGTGTGCTATGCTCGAAGCAAACACTATTGCCTTCTTACCATAAGCGAGTTTATTATAAGTCCCAATTACATCTCCATATAATTTATGTTTTACAGGCATTTCATATTCGCCTGTGTTGTCTTTCGTTAGTTCTCGCCTTTCTAGTAATGGAAAGGAATAATATTCATAAGGTGCTAGATAATGATTTGCTATAAGCCATTTAGTGTCAACACCAATGACTAGGTCATCATATACTAGTCCTAATCCACCTAAATTATTCTTAACTGGTGTGGCTGTAAAGCCGATAGTTATTGCATTAGGAAAATAATCGAATATCTTGTAATATGATTTATTCAATGACAAGTGGCTTTCATCAACAATAATAATGTCTGGTGTTGGTATTGTGTTAAGGTGGCGTGTGGCTGTTTGATATAACATAACCTCAATGCCTAACAAATCTTCTAATTGGTTCTTTAACTCTATTCTATGGCATAGGACTAATACTCTGCTATGTTTAGCCCTCGCTCCATCAACGATTTCTTTAATGATGTAACTTTTGCCAGACCCACAAGCTGCTACGACACAAATCTTTTTATGTCCTTGTTTAATAGATAATTTTAATTTATTCAATAAGTCAATTTGATATTCCCTTAACATAATACCTCCACAGAGTATAACATGGATGCGGACTTTGGTAATGTCCTATACTCTTTGTTGTCTGTAACTAACTATAATTTTTTTGTTTACTCTTAATGAACGGTCGCTAAACTCAATAAACATTGAATCGCCGACTGTAGATAGTATTTGACTAAAATGATCATAGCCAATTTTTTTGTTGAGCTCATAGCCCATTGCTTCATCATATTCGACTTCAAATCGTTTTTCATTATCATCAAAGATTAAAACAATCTTATCACTTGTAATTTTAAATTCTACTGAATCTGCTTGCATCCAGCTCAATTCATCTTTTTTATCTATTGCAATGTAATGATCTGAAATAAAGCAGTCACTAATCTTTTCTACTAAAGGCATCTTACCATCATATACGCTGCTGTATATGTTGTACCTGCCTTCATAGAAGACTCTGGTATCTGTGAATTTTAAGGTTATCTCGCCTTGAGGTAGCAGCCCGATAAAATATACTGGGATAGCCCAAAACCTCGTGTAAGGGAGAATTTTAGGTCTAAAATAGAAAAGTTTAACGGTATCGGTTGCAAAGACATCGCCGACGTCATTTAACAGCACTCCTGTCAAGACAGCTCTTGCTTTGTTGCTATCAACAAAACGAGTTGCTTCCTTTAACAAGTTATCTTTATAAGTGTGTTCATAAACGACTTCGCTTAATTTTAACTCCGGTCTTTCTTTCTTCATTATTTGACATTTGAATTTCCCTTCATCACTTTCAATTATGATAGAATTATCTGTTTTGCGAATTTTTCTGTTCGTTGCTAATTTTTTTAGAATGTCAAAAGATTTTGCATCTAAGCAAAAATTGAAATCAAAGTTGAAATCAAGTTCTGCGGTTATAAACTGTTTATATGAAGATTCGGTTATCAGAATCTTATTTGGAGGTTCAAAAAAGTGAAACTCCATTGTTGGTAATTCATTAACACTAATCATTTATTTATCCCCTTTCTTTCATTTTAAACAAATGATTTCCTTTAACACAATTCAGGTAAAGCATCAATCTTTCTTGTCAAGAATTTTGTTAAAGGGAATAAAATTATTTCATAAACTACTTCAATACCTGTTGCCATGAAAATATTAGTAAGCAATAAATTCCAAGGCAATTCGCTAGTTGCATCTAAACCAACAGGAGCCATTGCTAGCACAAAGAAGATTCCGTTATCTAATAATTGCCCTAAAATTGTTGATAAAATACATCTTGCAAAGAACCAGAAAGTGTTGTCGTTTTTTGTTCTCTTTTTCATGTAGCTCATAATTAAAGAGTTGCTAATGATTCCACAATAATATGCAACAGCACTTGCGATTGTAATACGCCATTGTGCAGAGAAAATGATATCAAATCCAAAAGTAATATCTTCTGCAATATCACCAAAGCCTAAGCATAATCCTGGTATGTGGCAAATACCATTTAAAGCAAGAATAAAGAATAATTGGAAAGCATAAATAATGCTAGAAAAAGCAATAGCTTTCTTTGCTCCAAAACATTCTGTCAATAAATCGCCAATCAACATAGGCAAGAACGAAAGCAGCAATGTTCCGAAGTCTAAATATCCATTCAAGAAGTTAGGATATTTTAAAGTAAAAATTGTTAGATATGGTAATGCCATTGAATACAATACCAATAATAAGATTAAAATAGTTTGTTTATTTAAAGTTCTTTTTTTCATTTTTTTATACCTCTTATGTTTTTTTATTTTTGCGTGGTTTTTGCGAACACGCTGTTATCTATATTCAAATAGATTTCTTGTATCTTTTTTGCAGATAAATAATTTAGATAAATAAAAGTCTTATAATCATATCTGAATTGTTCTAAACTCTTTATCTTTAAATTCTTCCCTTCGTTTGTCGGAAGAAAAATTCCACCAAAGATAGCTGTTTGTTTCCAACTAGAGCTATCTACACTATCTTCTAAACCCAGATTTAAACTTTGTATCAATTCAAATCTAGTCAAACCTAAAATGTGGATTGTGCATCCGTATTTGTGAGCTGTGTTAATGAATAAATTGTACTGTGAATCTTTAATATCATTATTTGCAAAACCAGTGATTGCAATTCTGCGTCCAGAATATTCTTTACACATTTCAATGAAGTTATCAATTCCTCTATTGTTGTGCCACACGGGTATAATTTTATCACTTACTGTTTCTAACTTTCTTCTTAACTGTAAGATTTTATCATAACCATAAATGTTGTCGACATCTAGTTCAAAAAAGCCCATGATTTTTGGATTGTTTGTGTTTTCTTTTATAAACTCAATATATTTATTACAAAAAGAATCAATATCAACTTTTTCACCTCTTTGAAAGCTAAAAGCTCCACTATCTATTAAAATGCCTTTGCGAATCTTTGAAAGAATCTTCGGGAATTGCTTTTTTGGTTCCAAAAAGTAAAAGCTAGTCAAACCATAGTCGATTTCTTCATCTTGCATGTAATCAAGCAAATAATCAGAAGTCTCCAAAGTCGCTAAACAAACTATCATCCGTAAAAGCCTCCTTTTTCTTTTTTTCTTTGTGTTTAAATTCTTTCGGGCAATCAAATTCTGCTTCTTCTATAGTTCGAGTTTCTTTTTCGACTGCAAAAAGCCCAGCATCTTTTTCGGCTTCGCTGTTTTGCAATCTACATGCCCATTCGTTTAAATCTTGTTGAATGTCATGCCATCTTTTGAAATCGTTTTCTTCTAATAAAGCTGTTTCAAGACAAAAAAGCTTTTCAGGCAAGAAAGTATTTTTTTCGTTCAAAACAATGCAATCTGCATCCGCTTGTAAGGAGCCTTGTATAGAATTTCCAAATAAAACATCATATTGTTCGTTTACTATCAATGGGAAAATAATATCACAATGGTTTTTAGGCATGTCCTTGAAGTTTAACAGCCAAATCGGTAAGCGTTCAATTTTCATATTTTGCTCCTCACTCTAATTCCTTCATATACAGTTGCGCCAGATAACATTTTCTTTTTAAACTTCTTACTGAAATTTCTACCGAACAATGTTTGACTCATTTCGTATTCATTGTTCATTTTGCAATAATTCTTAAAGTTTTCGAATAGCTCAGATGCCTTTGTTTTGTAATCACCTAATTCGCAATTTTCATTTATCCACTTTTGTATCAAATCCATTTCAGTTCTATATTCTTCTTTTTCTCTAACTAAACATTCAGGTAAGTTAAGCCCTTCTTTTTGCCACATCAAGCAACCTTGAACAAGCCAAGTAAATATTTCATTTTTTTCGGTTCTTAGTTTGTAAATCAAGTTCTTATCAACTTCATCGTCTCTTAAAGCTCTTGTCATAGGTATTTTCACTATTCTCCTCCAAATACCTTTATCAGTTCCTCTAATATGTGGCAGATAATTGGTAGCTAGCCAGATTTTCATTTTAGGCAAGAACTCAAACTCATTAGCATATAAGAATCTAGCAACTATCTTATTATTACCTGATGTGATGTCTTTTACACCTGCTTCATTAAGCTTATCAGTTAATTTTAACTCATTAACAACACAAAATCTAGTTCCTTTTAATCTAGCAACCTCACTCAAATTGCTTGATTGAGTTTTTTTATCAAGCAGCAAGTCTGGGTTTGATGTAATAGAATAATCACCAATAACTTCTTGAATAATTTGAAGTAATAATGACTTGCCATCATTGCCATCACCAACCAACATAAACATACATTGCTCTCTACAATCTCCGGTCAATGAATAGCCTAATGCTTTATGAACATAATGCATGATTTCTTTATTACCTTGGAAAATGTCTTCAAAGAATCTTAAAAATTGAGTTGGTTGCTTTGGTGACAAAAACACATCACTTATTTTGTTTAATAGTAGGTTTTTGTTGTGCAGGATAGTCTTACCTGTTCTTAAATCAACGACGTAAGAACTTGTATTGAATAAGTAATCGTCTTTATCAAATGCATCGTTGTTAACTGGTATCAGTGGCAAGTGCTGTGATTCTTTCAACATCGATTCTTTGCCTGCGCTGTTATACAACTTGTTCACATTGTGTAGCAATTCTTTTTGCTTATCAGCTTCCATGCAAGTTAACGCTTCTAATCTCATTTCTTCGATTAGGATTTCGGCAAGGTTCTTGATATTATTGAATACATCGAATTGCCAGTTGCTACCATTCCATAACATCCACATCTTGTTGTCAACATTATAATGAACATCCGAACCAAACTTATCAACAAATCTTTTTGCGTTGCCCGTGTCATTTAGCTCATATCTACTATTTTGCCTCTGCGGTTCATAGACTGCTTGGCATCCCTGAATTGCCATTTGGATCGTTGATTCGGCATAATTATAGGTTAGCCACTTATTTTTATGTTTATCGTCTTTGCTTTGAAAATAAGGCGATTGTTCAAATGCAATTTTAATTGCTTCAGGATCACGCTGCAAATAGAATGCTAGTTTAGAACACAACGCTAAATCTAGTTCTGATTCATTACTATGACTACCAGGTGCTTGTGCGTTCCACAAAGTGTTGAGCTTTTCGTCTCTATCAATAAAATCATAAATATTATACGTATTCTTTTTGACCGGTTGTAAATTAACTGGGGCTTTACGTTTGCGCATGTATTTATCTAAAAGGTATTGAATATCAACTTCGTTGATCCCACTGTAGATCAAAGTATCACCCGTGATTGTAACGAACTTATTTGTTGCACCCTCAACATAAACTTCTAAACCTATTTTCGAATTGTTGATGTAATAAGCGGTCTTATCATAATCGAATTTCTTACATTTAAATATAATTCTGATACCTGTACCTGATGGACTCTTTTCGGTATAGCTTTGACAGTAATCGATGATTTCTTGGGCCATATCAGAAATGATACCATTTTCGTCAATACAGTGGTCGATATCAATAGCGCTGAATCCGTTAAAAATACCTAATCCTAGACCTCCAAGCCATTTATTATTTTCGCGCCTCAAAAACATGCCCACATGGTGAAGGATAGTACCCCATGGATAAAAAGTTGTTTTATCATTCGATTTTGCCAAACTGTTCTTCAACACATCCACAGGAACTTTTCCGTTTTGTGTCATTTTCCAACAACACCACAGCGCTTCATTCTTCAATTCACTTGGTATATTTTCAAACATATACCACCTACTCTAGAACGGTAAATCGTCGTTGTTGATTGTATAATTGTTATTTAGATCATTGAATAATTCTTCAACTTTTGGAATAAACTTTTTCAATTCCGGCGTTTTAATTTCACCTTTTTGCCATGCCTCAATGCTTCTTGCTTCACGGCATTTTATCGAAACTTTGATGGTTCCATCTGTCGCCTTATATTCTTCTTCCCCGAATACAGCTACAAAGAATTTCCCTTTCAATGATTTTTCGTCCCAATTCCAAACATAACCTTGATTTGATTTTTGAATCGCTGTAATAAATGCTTTAAAAAACTTTGTAGCTGTTTCTTTGTAAGATGCTCTATAAATGCCTGCATTCGGCCATGTACCAAAGCTTTCCTCTTGCTTTTTAAACCAATCAGCATAAGTTTTATCTTTTACTATATCAAATCTGATTTCTAAATATTCTTTGTCAGGATGGTCAATTACTTCCTTAATTTGAACAGGATAAGCTCCCGGAACTAATTTGAGCCCTTCTACCACTTCACTTTCTTTTACTTCTTCCCAATCTAACGGTTTCTTAATCATTTTTCTCTCCTCCTTTTAAATTATAATATTCCCTGATTGCGTTGTCAACTAAACTTAAATCATTTTCAATCACTTCGTTAGCAAACATCTCTTCTGGTGATTTTGCACAGCCACTATTGTTCGTATAGAATTGATGGTCGATACATCTAATAACTATTGTGAATAACCCTTCTACACAAACTTTTTCGTCCAACAGCTTCCCAATAGTTTTTGGCTTGACTAAACCAGTGATTTCACTTTCATCTTCGTGCATTGTCAAATAAACAATTTTCTCTCTTGGTAACTGTGTAGTTATGAATCGGATTAAGTTGTAGAAATTATTTGCCAACTCTGTAAACTTATCATAACCCTTTTCCTGACTTCTACGCATAAACTCATCAGTTAATAAATAACCTGCATCATCGATAACAATACTATTCTTCTTGCTTTGCAATAACGCCTGACATATCTTATTGTAATCACTTGTTGTAAATGTTTTTAATTCACTTTTAAACGGTAATTCTTTCTCAATAACTTTAATTACTCCACAATCTAAATTCTTAATACTACGACTTTTTCCTGAGCCACTACGCCCTAAAACTAATACTGGTACTCCCATTATTTTTTTCCTCCTTCCATGAAATTTCTTAATTCGCTTTTAAATATCATCGCGTTTTCTTCGTGTGTAATAACACCAAATAATTCTAGTGTATTTAATATACCACTGATATGACCTGCACTAAAATCAATTGGAGCATTTGTATCCAGCAGCCTTTCTCTTGCTTCTTCTATGTAGCTAAGAGCATCTCTTTTAATTTCTGAATGTTCTTGTTCCATAATAATTCCTCTATAACATTTCCCTGATTTCTGCTGGCGTCATTTCAAAATAGTTTGCTAACTTTGCAACAGTTTTAAAACTGATGCTCTTGTTAATTCCTTTCTCTAAATAATTGTAAGTCAGAAACGAAATACCAATTTCTTTAGAGATCTGTTCTTGCGTCAGATTTCTTCTTAACCTTTCTTCGTAAAGAAAACTCCACAATCTTTTTGAGCCCATATTATTCACCTCCTTTGCACCATCTATATACATCACAATAATCTTGGCAACGTCTATGCTCACCTTGTCTGTAAACTATCACGCCGCCTTTGGCTGCAACATAGTTATTTGCTTCCTCTTCTGTATCGCATACCTTCATGGCTCGTGCGTCTCCTAACTTCTTATACACAGCATACTTATCGCCAGTATACCATGTCTCTTCAGGAGTGCAATCTGGTATCGAATCGCTTGTTAAGGCCGAAAATCTCTCGTATATAAAGTTTTCAATATCAATCAGATCGTTTACCTTAACATCATATTCCCAAGTCCACACCTGAGATTCTGGGTAGAAATTGCCTTGGAAATCTGCAAGTCGCTTTTCCCTAGCAGTCCAGTCCTTAAGTATAGCGTGGAATTTAAGCTTCACGACTAGCTTGCCTTGTCTGGCTAGCAACCAGGCATAAATAAGTCCTTGCTTTTTCCAGTCTTCAAAATCTTTATAAATAATTTTCCAGCATGTAGCCGTTTTATAGTCCACAAGCGTCATATTCTCGGCATCATATAAATCACATTTACCTGTTAGGAAATAACCATCCTTAATAGGTTCTTTCATATACAATTCAGCATAACCTGTTTTGTCAAACTTCTCTATCAAACTGTGTGTGGCTGTACCTAATAGTGCGTTAACACGGTCACTGACATCCACTTCGATTTCATCCCAATGCTCTTTAATAAGTAATGTTTGCTTAACAGGATTCAAAATCGTCGTTGCACTAAAACTATCTGCTTTCGGCTCATATATACCACTGGCAACCAGATCAACTAAAGCTTGCGGCAAATTATATTTATTTGTGATTTTCATTCAATTCGTTCTCCTTTTTTGCTTTATTCAAATATTCTCTTACTTCATTCAACTTTAATACATCAACCCAATATAATGCAAACAGCCACCCATCTAAGAATTCAAAATCTCTTCTGCCTTTTTTAACATCTTCTATCAATTCTTCTGTTCGATTCTTTGTACTCTCCATTAACCAATCTTCCATGCCTATTCTACCTCCCTACAGCCTTCAATTATTTCATCCTCGCCTTGCGGAAACGAACTCTGATATAACGTTCTTGCAAAAGGGCCATTATTGTTTGGTAATTTATCATCCATATCTATTTCTATCAAGAACGCAAAATATCTTCTTTTATCTGGTCTTGCTAAATGTAATTTATATGCTCGTTTTCTTTCTATATAAAATCTTCTTAAAGCAGCATCCCTATCAGCTGTTTCAAAAATCACTTTTTGGATGATATCATAACGTTTTTCATAACCTGAATAAACTTTATATCTAAACATTTTCTTCGCCTTCTTGTACGGGTATTTTAACCTTATGTTTCCAAGCGCCTCGCATTAAGCTTCGGTAGTCTTGCATACAAGCGTTGATGTGTTTACCAATAAACTTAGCAATAACCAAAGCATCATTTTCTGTTCCTAATTCATACATTGTGTTATTATACGTTCCGAATTCATTTCTTAACGATAACACAACATAGAACAAATTATTATATGCTACTACATAGATTGATGAGTAGCCAGTTTTAACTTTCTGATATTTAATCTCACCATACTCACATAAGTTATCATATAACTTTTCCGCTAACTTAATTTGCTCTCCTTCATCTGTTGGAATAGGAGTTGTCTTAAGTGGCAGATAGCGAATATGGTTTCTACTATTTGGGTTTAATACTATTTTATTTTTCATAATTCTACCTCCTTTATTATCCCATTTTCTAACCACAATACTATATACTCAACTCTATCGGAATATTCGCATTTTGCCGCGACTTCATTTGCCTCTTCAAGTGTATTGCAAATGCGTTCTACGAACGCTTTGTGCCGATATTTTCGCCAATAACTTGCAACTACAACTAAATAATGATTCCCAAATACATCTTCAATTCTCATCTTTCTCTCCTCGCAATTCTCAAATAATTCTCAATATCATCTATCGCCTTTTCTCTTGCATCATTGTAGTTTGCTTCTTCAGGATCGCAATATTCTTTCATCAATTCCCACTTATCATCATCATATATCATGTATGCTTCAACTTCATAACTTATGAACTCAGTTAGTTCTTCATTCTCAAATGCTCTTTCTACATCATCTAATTCCATCAATTCAATAACTGAAGCTGCGAAATTTTTACCTTCTTCGTCTGCTATTTCAAATGCTCTTTCTATATAATTTAACATGTTTTATTCTCCTCTACTATAAAATAATTTACTCTGTACTTGCCATTAAGATATATTCCTAACAGCTTATGCCCTTTTGAACTTATGATTTGTATTTCACCATTAGTGACCTTTAAACGAACATCTTTGAACCCTTCTTCTTTAGTATCAAATAAGTAAGTTTCACCATTTTCATAATAAATCTTGATTACCATTATTTATTCCTCCTTAATCCAATATCCATATACGCATCTTAATCCATCGCGAGTACAATCGTATGTGTCATATAATACTCCATTTTTAACGCAGGTTAAATGCTTCGACAAATTAACTATCAGATCACCTTTCGGTAATTCATTTGCTACTAAATGAGTCTGGCAACCTGTACCAATTCCCATACAAGCCACCCACCTCCAACCAAGTTCCTTTTCAAGAAATTTCTTAATAACTTTTCTAGGCACCCCATTTCGTGGGCTGCTATTGCTTAAATGCGCCAACCTATCATATATAACCTTATAATCCATGCCTGTTGCATTAGCTATCGCTCTTGTCACACAATCATTGACTCTTAATGCTTTAAAATATTTCTCTCTTCCACCAGTCGCATATACGAATTCCATACTATCTTACTCTCCCTAATAAATAATCATATGCTTCATAAGCTAATTTAACTGTAACACCTTGATAGAAATATTGAGCTTCTGTTTCATTATCTCTTTTCCATGCCAAACCTTCTTCTTTAACGATTTGTTTAATCTTATTAGCAAAGAATTTTTTGCATGCTTCTTCATTGTCAAATAACCAATATTCATAACGAATACAGCATTTTAATTCTCCATCTAACCATCCAGACATTACTCCCATGTTCTTCCAATACTTTTCCATTGCTCTGCTATTTTCCCAAATACCATCGCTTAATTGACCCATAACACTTCTTAATACTGGGTAATACTTTTTGTCTACAAATATAATCATTTTATTCTCCTCCTTGCTCTGCTTTTACCAGGACTTGCAACCTGCCTCGGTAGCATTAAGGGGAGATGCTTTAAGGTTAAGCATTAACCTAAATTAGTTCAATCCATTCATTCATTGCGTTACGAAAAATGTTTTCAAGTGTTTTACTTTCTTCTTCTGTTAATTCATAATGCATAAAGATATTGAAATAAAATCCTTCCATTTGTTTGCGTGCATAATCTTTATCTGAACTATTGTTGTGTTTTTTCATAAATCTTAAATAGTGATCCACATTAGATTCCAACGCATCTCTTAATTCTTCAAAACTATTGTATCTTGGTTTCATTTTTATAAATACTCCTTAACTATATAATCAACTGTCTCAAGCATCGCTTTCTTACTAACTGGTCTTCCCATTGAATAAGCATAAGGTAATTTGTAAGCAACTGGCGCAAGTACTGTCTTATGTGTTCTATACATTCCTTCACCTTCAACTTTATAGATGAATAATGTACCACAGTCACTAACCTGTACCTTGTAACCTTCTTGAATATTCTTACTCAATTCTTCTTGTAATTCTTTTGCTTTCTCATTAGTGTAAAATACTCTAGCATACTCGCTTTTGTTGTAATTGTTTCTGAATTCTTCTAAGCAAACTTCATTTAATCTTTTTACTAATTCTTCTGTTGTCATATGTTTCTTTCTCCTTTTAATATATTATATCTTCTATTACTGACCAATCAGCGTCTCTATGTGTTACCCACCAACCAAACTTGTCATTGTCATCTTTGTGTTCTTCATAGAACTTTAATGCTTGTTTCCTTGTCGCAAATGTTAATGCTTCGTAATTGTTGTCAACTGTATAATACAACACTTCAAATCTTTTTTCTCTCATCTTTTTTCTCCTTTTTGTTTTATACATGAGTAAATTATACGAAAGATTAAATAAGTTGTCTAGTATTTTTTTAATTTTTTTTAAGTTTTTTTATTTTTAGCCCGATTTTTCCTGATTTGGTATCCGGTTTTCAGGGTTTTCGGCATTTTTGTATTCTTTATTATATATTTTACTTTTACGCAATAGATATAAAAAAAGAATAAACTATTTAAACCGTCGACAGCTTTATATAACTTTTATATCTATATTATATATGCGTTGACATTTTTTAACGCGATTTTATATAATAGCCTTATAGGAAGAGGTATTTTATGGCTAAAAAGTTTGTGGAAAATAAAGAGCGTGTTGAACGCTTGATCGAATATATCAAAATAGGCTGCTCTATTAAAGGCGCATGCGGAGGAGTTGGTATCGACGATACTACTTATTATAACGCACTTAGCATTGCTAGAAAGCAATTAGAAGAGGGCATGGAAACTTCACCAGAGATCGAATTTTTCTACAAAATAAAAAATGCTGAACGTGAGTTCGAAACCCGTAACCTCGAGTTGATTAAATCGCATGCTGTGGATGACTGGAAAGCCGCAGCCTGGTTGCTTGAACGTAGGCGTCAGCATGAGTACGTAGTTCGTCAAGATATAGCGCTTGGCTTACCTGAGAAAATCACTATCAATATGGATGTGAAACCTGATGCAAATTAGCGTTCAAGAATGTATCGGCAAAGGCTATAACAACGGATGGTTCACAAATTGCGATGCTCGATACAGAATCTTCGAAGGCGGTAGAGCGACTAAAAAATCAGTAAATATCGGTGGTTTTGAGCCTATATTCAAGATTCTGTGTGATAAGCGTAGAAATATTATCATGTGTCGTAAAGACGATACAAACAACAATACATCGACATATCCGAACATATGCGCAACCATTATTCATTTAGGGCTGCAAGATTATTTCCAAATGAGGAAATCTCCACAAGAGATCATCTATAAGCCCACAGGGCAAAAGATAATATTTAAGGGCTGCAATAACCCAACAGCTATAACCTCCACTAAGTTCCAAACCGGAGAGCTGACTGACATATACTTTGAAGAAGCATCCGAGTTAGACAGCTATGAGGATTTCCGTAGGATAGACGGTTCAGTGCGTAGTCGTAAAGGCGGAGTGCAAATCACACTCTTAATGAACGGCTGGGACAAGAAAAGCTGGATCTATGATGTGTTTTGGAAAGGACGATTAGAGGACGATTTTGAGTACTTAGAGACGCACGATTACGCCGATTACTATGACCCAGAATTCACGCTAGGACAGGACAGCAAGGGGCTATACTTACATAAGTCGACATTCCGTATTAACGAGTTTAGGTCGGCATACAAGGATGAGTCAATGGCTATCTTACGTGAGAAAGCGCTATCCATATATAAGGTAGAAGGCTTAGGCATGTGGGGAAATAACAGCAACGCCACTTACCCATATTGGAATGAATCACTTATCATACCACATTACAAAATGCTTATTGAACCATTATCGTGTTATACAATCGGCATTGATATAGGCATGGGTAATGGAGAAGGCAAAGTGCTTAAGAATAACACTGAGCACCCTGACCGCTATAGGTCAGCTATGACGATGCAACTTGTAGGTATTAGCGCTGATTATAAGAAGATAAAGTGCATTGACGAGTTCTTCTATTCAAATGAGAATCAGGTTGTTAAGAAAGGCAGCCCAGAAGTTGCTGAAGATATGATAAATAAGATTAAGGAATGGATAGACCGATATGCAGCCGACCCAGTGCTCATGAAAGGAACTATCTTATGTTATGTCGATTCGGCTGACTCAGGAGGATTCAGAACACTGTTACAAGCGAAGGCTATGGAATTAGGTGTTATGAATATACGTTTCATTGCATCAACCAAGAACCGCATACAGACCAGAGTGGATTTTGTTAATTTGCTTATGGCGTTTGGCGAGTTTGAGATCAGCGACTTATGCAAGCATCTTACTCGTGAAATAAGCAATGCAAGACAAGCGGAAGATGGAAGATGCCGAGAAGACACTGACGACCATGCAATAAACGCTAACGAATACGCATGGATTCCATTATTGCCAAAGATTAAGAGGTTTAAAGATTTTAAAGAACATTAAGCAGACCTCCATAAAAATAATCCGTTTTCATTTTTGATTCGCCAATCTAGGCGATGGATTTATTCTCCTTTCATTGACCCATAGCAGAGGGGGAAATACTCTGCTGTAGATGAGGTTTATATTATGACATTAAACGAATGGATTAAACAAAATATATTAAATAAGCTTGGTGTGGAACGTTTGGGAGAGAACCCAAACTCACCAAGACTAACGTTCATTAGTGATGCCGAAAAGGTAAAGATAGAGGAAGTACGAGCTAACAAAATCTGGTATCTCGGCAATGGCGATGAACTATTAAACTATTACACACAAAGGCAAGCTATAGGCTTTGCAGCCAATCCGATCTACAACAGGAACAAACGAAACTATTTCTGGAGTCTATCAGCAGCAGAGTGTGATATTAAGCGTGTGCATAGTGGCATACCAAATATGATTATCACAACTATCACGAATGTAGTTGGCGTCCCTGATATACAATGCGAAGGTTGGGATGAGATAGCCGAGGCGAATGACTTTAATAATAAATTAGTACAACAAGGCAGACCTTTGACACTTGCAGAGGGTTGGGGTGCTTGGAAAGTCAATTTTGATGCACAGTTATCAAATCAGCCTTTATGGGAATACTATGAAGCAGAAGATGTAACATACATATACACAGCAGGTTTATTGATTGGAATCGCTTTTTCATCATACTATAAAGATTCTGATAATAAAGATTATGTGTTATTAGAAACCAGATCTAAAGCTCGTGGTAATTCCTATATCGCATATAACCTATTCAGGTTAGGCAAGAACGATGATGTTGAGGAAGTCGATGTAACAGTATTACCAGAATTAGGCAATTTACAAGATATGGTTATTAGTGGCTACGATGAAATACTAGCAGTGCCTAGCAGATACTTCTTTGACGCGATGAATGTAAACTATGGTAAGTCGGTGTATGCAGGTAAGTTAGACCTATTCGATATGCTAGATGAAATATGGTCTCAAGCCAGTCAAACGAATAGAGTATCAACACCAGTTGAATACTATAACCCAGATGTGTTAGATCGTAGAGTCACAGGACAAGCTGGTATGCCTAACCTGTATAACAGACAATTCGTGCAAAAGACTGGTGTACCAGATGGTGAAGGCAATTTGAGTGATGATATTATCACAACACAACCAGACCTTAACTTTGACAAATACGGTGGGCTAGCAAGAGATATATTAGATTATATCTTAACAGGTGTATTAAGCCCCGCTTCTCTTGGTATTGATTTAAGTAAGCGTGATAATGCGGAAGCACAAAGAGAAAAAGAAAAAATAACAATAATGACACGAAACAATATCATAGCACCTGAGACAAACATGCTACGAAAGATAGTTAAAATCTCACTTGATATCAAGCAATACTTAATGACTGGTGGAATCGGACAAAACGAGTATAATATCAACATTAAATACAACGAATTCGCTAACCCATCATTTGAGAACCAAATTCAAATACTCGGCTCTGCTTGGGTAAATGGTGAGATTTCAACAGAGAAATATGTGGACTTACTATGGGGTGATAAGATTAGTGATGAAGAGAAAGCAGCAGAAGTTGCTTGGTTAGATGAGAATAAAAAGGACATAAACGATGAAATGGGACTTGATTTATCAGCGTTATCTGAAAGAGCAGAAGCACCTGCGACAGCTGAAAACGAAGTATATAGCTCTGATCTACAAGATGACTCTGGCGAGAGAACCGATAGAGAATATCCACAAGGCATTACGAGATAGCACGATCAATGGCGATAAGATGCTCCTGAATTATGCTATGGCAACAGCCAAGAGGGCGAAACGAGCAGACACAGGACAGGATGCCGATGCACTGGCAACGAGTTTAATTGTGTTATTTAGCAAACTGGCATATAACTATAAGGCAAACCTGCTAATCAATAAACGAATTAAGGAAGATGATGACAGTGCCAAGCAACAGCTATTGGATGATATGTTGTTAGACAAGTCCAAACCGTTCTTTATGGCAAGTATGCACGATGACAGTGCAGAAGACCATAAGGGCTGGCAAGGGTTATTGTATGTGGATGCTAATGCAACAGGTGAAGCACGAGCATACGCCATACAGCACAAGCTGAAGACAGTGCAATGGGTGACTGGTGGACCTGTATGGTTTGTCACAAGACCATACTGCAGGCACTATTTCGTGCAATACTCATTAGCAGAAGTTTTAAAAGGTGTTAAACCTCCAAGAAGGAAGGTAGGAGCAAGACCACTCCAGACACCAGCCAGAGTCAATGTAGATTATTACACTGACAGATTACAAACATATGAAGCAATGTATCGATATCACAAGATACCGATGCTCAAGAATAAAATTGAAAAGACAAAGCTACTCATTAAGAAGTGGCGAAACGAGGTATAACCTGCGTTATATAGGCAGATTATATAGATTATCCTATACAGAAAGGAACTGGTTAAACTAAATGGAAGAAAACATTACTTTGGCGGAAAATGTAGTTGATACGCCATCAACTCCTGAAGAAGCAAGTCAGGTTAATAACGATGCTGTGGAAACCGAACCACAAACAAATCAGGCAACAGGCAGGTCTTACACTAAAAGTGAAGTTCAAGACTTAATGCGTAAACGAGTAGAGAGAAGCCATAGAGCATTCTTTACACGATACGGAGTAGAGAACTTAAAAGGACTTGATAACCTATTATATGGCAATGAAGAATTACGAGGTAAAAACCTTGAATTAACTCGTGAAGTGGCATTCTTAAAGAACAATATCAACCCAGACAAGTACGAGGATATCATCGCACACTTTAAAGGCAACGATCTAGAATTCAATGAGGAAACACTGATTGAGTTATTGAAAACTCATCCTGAATGGGTAAAGGCACAACCGCAACCAACACAACCTGTGGTTAATAAAATTGGTGTGGAAGGAACTAAAAAACCTGTAGTGGATGAAAGAGCATTAGCAAGTAAATTATTAGGAGTAAAACTATGAGCAAAGAAGAATTATTACAATTACTTCAAGAAAAAGGTCTTGATGATGACTCAATTAGAGCATTATTACAAGAAACTCTTGATGTATTATCAGATGACTTTGCAGACCACGATGCTAAAGAGGAAGATGAAAGAAAAGTAGCTGGCAAGCTATTAGGCGTGGAATTATAATTTATAAGGAGCATTAAAATAATATGGCAAACAGTTTTGAAGTCATTACAAAGTTCTTACCTGATGCGTTAGATAAATTTTTCTACGAAGAAGGTAAATCAACAATCCTAGAACAAGGAAACAAATTCATTGATGTTAACTTCAATGAAGCAGGTTATGTTAAAATCGCAAGTATGTTACTTGATGGTTTAAGTGATTATTACACAACTCAAGGTGATTTCGCATTAAACGGTGGTGATCCAGACTATGCAGCATACGCTGGCAACGTAGCTAGTGGAGCAAGAGATGGTTTCGCAATCGGTGGTGCAACACTTACTTGGGAAATCTTTAGATTACAATACAGAAGAGGTCGCCAATTTAGAATTGACTATCTTGACAACGAAGAAACAGCTGGAATCGTTATCGGCAACATCGTTGAAGAATTCAACAGAACAAAAGTTGTTCCAGAAGTTGATGCAACAAGATTCTCAATCATTGCTGACACTTGCAGTGCATCATTAGGCAACCTAGTTAACGAAGCACCAGCAAGTACTGACATCATCAGTGATTTCAATAAAGCATTTGAATGGTTAACTGAACACGAAGTACCAGCAGAAGAACAAGTTATCTTCGTAGCGCCTAACATTATGACTGCAATTAGAAATTCAAGTGAATTAACTAAATTCTTAACTCAAGGCGATTATCGTTCAGCAGCAGGTATCGACTTCACAGTTGAAAAATATGGTGAAAGACCAATCATCGTTGTACCAAGCAACAGATTCTTCACTAACGTATTAGTTGCAGAAAACGGATACAGACCACAAAACACTTCTAAAGCTATCAACTATATGGTAGTTAGCAAGAAAGCAGTAGTTCCAATCCGTAAGTTAGAATACACAAAGATTTATGGACCAGAAATGAGTGGTCTTGCAGGATTCCACGGATACCTAATGAACTACTTAATTTGGCACGGAGTTGTTATTCCAAAGAACAAGATCGTTGGTTGCTATGTATCATACAACAACAGCGTTGCAGCATCTAGCAAAGTTAACACATTACAAATCGATACAGCAGCAGGTGCAGCACAATACGCTTGGAAACTTCGCCAATTCTGGACTAACCCAGCTGGTTTAAGAGGTTATGTTGTGTATAAAGATTCTGCATTTACTCTTGGTGGAGCAATCGCAGATGTAGGTACAGCAGGAACTGATTATAAAGTTGCAACAGTTGGTCAAGACATTGCAGAAGCAGCAGGCAGCAAATCATATTACTTCGCATTAGTTGATGCAAGTGGCAAGATTATCGCTGTAACTAACAGTGCAGTAGCAGTAACACAACACGCATAAGAATAACTATGCTATGGGGAGAGAGCATTACCTCTCCCCTTATTTTTAAAGGAGTAAAAATATGAAAATAGTATTTGTAAGAAATGAAGAAATGAAAGATTTTGAAGACAAATTCAAATCTGGTGGCGAATTAGAGGATTATGAAGTAGCGTGTGTTGCTTGGCAAGGCAATACAGCATTATTCGTATTAAAGGAGAAAAATAATGGCTGATAGATGGGTGACATTAGACAACGGAGTTCACGTACTGATTAAAAGCGGTCAAACACTTGATGAAGCTGTTAGTCAATTAGATTCAGAAGACGAAAGCAAAAAAAAGAACCCACACAGTGATAGTAAGACATCTACGAGTGAATCTGAATATGATGACTTTGACAATGACTATGAATCAGATTTTGAAGAGGAAGAAACTGTTGGAGATTACATCGACGAAATTAGGGATAGCGCTTTCGAAAGAATTCTAGACGAAATCATGGAAGAATATCCAAGTTCTGATTATAACGAAGAATATTTATACGACAAAATCGACGAATATTTGGAAGGCTGGCTTTATGATCCAGATTCTAAAGTTTCTAGTGCTGAAGAAGCAGAAGAAATGGTTGTGGATAATTGGAGAGATTATATACAAATCGATGAAGAAGATTTGGAGGGGTAATCAATTATGTCTGAATGTAATTGGGACCCAAAAAAGCACGGTGGTAGGCCTTGCCCAAAGCACGGTAAAATTGGCTACTGGGATGAAAATATTTTAACAAGGCGAGAAAAGCTTAAGGCAGCCGGTTATACACAAGAAGAAATAAATAGCAGACATTTAGCTGAGAGTGGCTTCGACAACGATGAAAGCGAAGATAATTTAGCCGAGGGTGCGTATAGAGCTTACATTTCCAGTGATTATGGACGCATAAATAATGCTTGTAGAAATATGTTCAACAACAAAAAAGCCGAAGATAACGAGGAAGAACTCTATCGAGAACAATCCGATTATTTGGCATTTTATATCTACAAAAACGGGGATATTGCGAATAGGGATATGACACTTTATCGCATTTCAGGCGGCTTTGATGTCGGAGAACTGAAATATATTTTAGAGCGAAATGGAATCGAATTTAAATCTTTGCAAGATGTAAAAAACAATCTTGGCAAATATAATAATCTATTAAGAAACAATCTTCAGCTTCAACAATTCGAATCAACTTCAAACACCAGAAATGGTTTCAATGATAATCCGGATTCCAAAAGACAATTCAGAATAATTTTTAGAATTCCAAAAGGAACTCCAAACATTGAAGGGCGCGAACTAGAAAACGAAGTTATCTTGCCGCCTGGGCTTACTTGGAAACCAAAAAAATTTTACATGGATGGCGATATGTTGACGTTGAAAGCCGATATTATACAAGCTGATCCAAAATTGCCTACTGTTTTTAAAAGAACGAACGAATTTTTAAAAAGGTGACAACTATGTTGCAAACTAAATACATAACAGTCGATGAATTCAACGAATACTTTTCAATGGACTTAAATGCAATGATTGGTGGATACGAACAAGCCAATCAATTCCTAGTTCGTATTGAGGACAGGTTGCACACATACATTGATAGCAATTTTAATCGTGATATTGACAGAGCATATCCAGAATTCACCGATTATCAAAAATTACATTACAAACACGCTTTATTAGAACAAGCCATTTACATTGTGCGTAATGGTGATATATCAGTTGATAGTGGTTTTGACCCAGAACGTGGGGAAATTGGCAGACCGATTAAGTATGCCATTGCACCTAACACATACGCAGAATTGAGATTATGTGGCTTGACTGATAGACAATTAAGAAGCAATAGATTACAAGGCACTATATGGTGGATGAGATGATTGACATTTACCATAGCAGGAGAGATAAATATAAAGTCTGCCAATTATTTGGCAAGTGCGAAAATGGTGCTTTGGATGAATATGTAGTCAAGAATAAACCAATAGACACATTTTTTGCTCGTGAAGTAAATAATAGAGACATTACAGGGCAAAACGTACAAGGTTCGTTCTATGCTACAAGGAATACGGTTATGTTAGAAACAACCGATGAATTAAAAAACATTTTAGAAGGGTATATTGTGTTGTATATGGGTGAGACTTGGGTAGTTGACAGCATTAGACAGGAAATACACCAAAAAGAAACCCAATTTAGCAAATGCAACCATTATACAACGTATATAAATATAAGGAGATAAGTTAATAGTTTGCAATAGTTTTATGTGTTTTTTATAATCGTATAAGAAAATAAAAATATATAATATTATATGAAAATGATGAAAAACTATTAACAACTGTTTATTTTATGACAAAAGCAATGCAAGAGTTAGCACATATCTTATATTCCCAATTGCTTAATGATACTCCTGTGTTGAGTGGTAATATGAAAAACCACATACGAATTGCCAATGTAAGCGACCACGAAATAACCTATGTAATAGATCCACCATTTTATAATGTTAGTGTGTGGAAGAAGACAGGAAACATCTATTATAGAAACATAGGTTATTTTAAAAGAAATGGCAAATGGTATAAAAAAAAACTTAATGGCAAAAAGTATGGTGTTATATCTTATGCAAATTGGGTTAATGAAATAGGTGCATTTGGTACACGAAACAAAAGTATGCACTGGGTAAATCGTAGCTGTTATAGTGCGTGTACTTCATTGCCGAATAGTGAGGTAAATAATGAGTTGGAGTTATGAGAACTTTCTTGAAGGACAATTAAATAGTTTAAGTGATGTTAGGTTTAAGGTAGAACCAGAAAGGCAATTCTTGGAAAGTGGGGTTGACCCTAGCGTATGCTATGTAGCTGTGCATTACTTGGCAAGTGAATTGCAATATGGCATTATTAAAATGCAACCAGTAAACATTGTGATTTTAGGGCTACCAAGCGACCATAAAATTGAAGAGTTGCAAAACATCATCAATAACTTCGTAGCACAAAACAACTTTACACAAAACACTTATGGCACAATGTCGGTTAAGCAAGAATATATGACCCCTGTTGTGCTTGATGGTTTTATGGAAGTAGCCAATTCTAAACGCCCAGTAATTTACCTAACAGGCACATTATATATGCTTGAAGGCATAGGAGACTTGGACTCGCTTACTATTGATAGCAATGCAGTTAAGGTGTTATCGTTCAACTTTAACTATGGTATGAACCCTAACACACAACCAATATCAACAGACAAGATATCATCAAGCGTTAAGAGTTCTGCAACATTCAATATTGCAATGCAAGTAGCATTACAGGACAATGCTTTTGTAAATAAAGTATTAGGCATTGCCAATGGTGGAAGTACTGGTAATGAGAACTTCGCATTTGCATTTACGGTAAATGGCGTTAAGTTCGGTGAGTACACAGAGGGTGGTACTAACGCACCTATAAATATGAAACTCATCTCTTGCCAATTCACAACTGCACCAGACAATGTACCAACACTAACATTGGGGTTCATACGATGAGCAATGATGGAAGAATATATATTACTATCACTGATAGTCCTGTTAGCAGTGTTGGGAATGGTGGTACTGGAAGCGGACAAGGGAGAGTAAAAGACTCCACTGGTGTTGAAAAGCAACTACGAGAGATAGACCTAATTAGACATCAGGTTAATAACTTTACCATTGACCAAGCAAAGCAAGTCGCTGCATACGCCATAAATAACATAGGTAATTTTAGTGGTGATTATAATGCACAAAGGTCAATACAACATACAGTGCAAATAGGTTCTAAAATGCTTGGTATTGGTATGGCATTTGCAACTAGTGGACCACTTGGCATTATGGCTACTATCGCAACTGGCATTGGCTTTATAGAGCAAGAATATGCTAACCAATTTGCCATTAAGAAACAAAACTACACGATCAATAGATTAAGAGACATAAGCGGTCTTGATAATCTAACAAATGGGAGCAGATAATGTATATTAGAATAATCAATAAGAACAGAATAGACACCGATAATGATTATACAGACTTTGCAGCATTTCCCATTGATGAAGGTTGTGTATATACACAAGTATATGGCGAAGAGTTAGATAGTTTTGAGTGTAGAGTAAGCAATCTACAAAGCACTATTGAAATTGAACCATTTGATAGAGTGGCGATATATGACAATAATGACACTCTGCTTAACGTTATGGATGTTGAGAACTATGTATGTGATATGCAAGGTTATTTAGGTGATACAACTTATACATACGATATAAGCTTATGCTCTATGACAAAAGAGTTAGAGAACTATATATTGCCTAACTTGTCTATAACTCCACGAAAGGTTGGTACACGCTTAACAGTGCAAGATTATATTGTGCGATATAGAGATTTATTTGCACCTAATATAATCATTGACTTTGAAATGAACTTCGATAACCTAGCACCAGAGTTGCAATGGAATGAACCAACATTGAGAGAAGTATTAACCTCTCTTATGATGACTAGGGACTGCATACCAGTAATGAAGTATAAGAATAATGCTATTGTGTTGTCTTATATGGACTTAACTAAAAAAGGCAATGAGATTACAGGTTATAACTATGTAAGGTCAAGTAGGTCAATGAGTGATTACAACAGTGAACTTCGTATGACAATGCAAAATGTTATGCAACCTGATAGTGTGGTGACAACTGTTGAGTATATACCATTAACGAGTAGCAACTATCTAGTCAATAGTGATAATGTTGTGTTAAAGACACAATTTCCTATACTAAACATTAAGCACTTATGGATAACATACACAGATGCTGATACACAATCAAGTTCTGGTAATGATGGTTTTTATTTAGATGACTTGATGAACGCTAAAACAACTGACCCAAGTGATATTGGTGGTAAGTTGGTTTATGAAGAGCAAGAATTCTTGACATTACCAAAGGTATATAGAGGACTAGCAGCACAAAGAGTAGATAACTATTATAGCAAATATCAAAACTTCTGTTTGCATTATAAAAGAGGTAGTAATGTTATTGAAGGGTTCACTGATACAACGCTATCAAACTTATTGCAAGTTCAAACTTCTCAATGGATAAAGGAAATCATACTAGGTTCAAGGTTTAGCCCACAAACTGAACCTGACAACTATTATTTTGATACCTTCTTCAAAATTGAATACGAAACTATGTATGACCAAGTTTTTCAAGCAAGTAAGGAAAGGCAACAATCACACCATAGAGTGTTAGCAGACAACCAACAATTCAGTTGGGTAGATGCCAATACACAAGCAAACTTGGAATATCAAAAGGCAAATAGACTTGGTAATGATGTTGTGTTAATCAATGGTAGAAATATGGAAATTGAGTTAGGTGATACACTCAATGATAATATTGTGTACAAGATAGAAAAACAAATCTACACATACCACGCAGATGTAAACGCCTATGCAACAAAAAATTACATTTTGCGAGATAAGTTTACAGCTATAGATGCCAAGATAAGAACCTATGTCAACGCACAAAACGAAGCATTTATTCGTAGCGATTTAAAGAAATTCTATTGTGTGTTCCAATCATTCCCAGTGAATGACCCATACGTTAATTATGCAGGTTTAAGTCAAGCATTGGTAAGTCCATTAGATGAACAAGCACATACACAAAGCATTAAGTATTGTGCTATGTATAATGATGATTTTCCATTAGGTGTTGGAGATAGTTTACATTTTTCTGCAACACTATTGAAAAGACAATTAGGCAAATCAATGGTATTCAGTTTTGGCTTTAATGACAACTGGGTTGCAGGGACAAGTGTAAATATTACACAAACTCATATGGATTCTAATAACCCAACAATTAAGAAAACTTATACAGATGAAAAAGGTGGTATTCCACTTACACCACTACAATATGTAAATGAAGATGGTGAAATGGAAACTATGAATTATAAGTTAGCATACGATATGTATAACACTTGGGATCAAGTGCATAACATTGGTATAACTGATTTAGATAGTGGGTTAACGATAGCAGAAGTATGGGAGGCTGCCTTATGGAACTACAACCAACCATTGATCAACTATTATGCACTTGATGGTGACCAAGACAATGATAGTTTCGTTGTGTTCGAGGACACGCTAACTGTTTACAAAGACAACAAAGAAATTCCAATGTTTAATATTCAGTTTGAATTCATCTCAAATGACAATGATATACTAGTGACTAATAAATGGGTTGAGTTGCAGAAGTGGTTAAATGACTACGATACAGCCAAACCATACACAATTTATAGCAGTCCAGTGGCTAATTGGAATTTCCGTTCTAACGCTTTGCCGAGTGATACCACACAATTACAAGGAACAACGCTACAAATCGATTACAGCCAAAATAATAGGGCTAAAATCACATTACAGAACACAAGCAACCAATTATGTTATTATGTAGTAATTGATGGTGAAGTGGTGTTAGGATTTGTAGGTCAAACTGGCACAACGAATATCTATATGAACATATTAAGCAAACGAGATCAGAATACATATAACGCAAAAGGAGTTATAGTAAATGGATAAAATTATATTAGCAATTAAAGACAAATTATATGATGGTGATTTACTTATCTATAAGGATGGTGTATTAACGCCAATCAGCAGACACGATATAGTAGCAGATGTTAATAAGCGTGTAGATAAAGTAGAAAAGGAAATTGCCGAACTAAACAATAAATTATTAAAAATGTATAATGTAATAGACATTATATTAAAGGAGCAAGAATAATGATTAAGTTTTTTACATTATTAGCAGTTTGTAGTTATGGGTTGTTAAAACCTGTTGCTACGTTTGAGGAACTTGAAGAGCCAGAGGTTGCTATTGTAGAAGAAGAGGAAGAAGTAATCTCACCTGAAATTAGACAATGGCTTGAAGGTTTACAACTTGGTAATTTAGTCAACTGGATTACTAATTCTGGTGCGTTAGTTGCAGTGCTTGGTATTTTAACTAAATACAAGAAATACAAAAGCACAACACTTGATGACCTAATGAAAGAATTTAAGAAGCAAATTAAAGAACATTTAGGTGAAAACTTTAAGGAAATGGCAGATGAACAAATCCAAGCATTATGCGAAGAATTAAAGCAAGTGCAATTAGCAAACGAAACTATTATGAAAGTGCTTGTGCTTATGCAAGACAATACAGCCAAAGGTCGTGCTGCCTTAATTGAATATTTAGGAACTAAAACTACTAACGAAGAAGTTAAGAAAGCAGCCGAACAAGTTAAGCAAGAATTAGCAGTTCAAGAAGAACAAAAAGAACAAGTAAAGAAAGAATTTGAAGAGATATTTTAATAAGTTATGATGGAAGAAAGCAAAGCGAAAGTTTACGATTTTATTAAAGGCAACTTAATGAATTTAGTTATCGTTCTCATTTCACTTGCCTATATATTTTACAATATGGTAATAATTGAGAGAACCGACTTGACACTTGAAGAGTGCATAGTCCGAGCAGGTTTCGGCACTATTGTCGGTCTTTTAATTAAACAAGGCATAGGCGAAAATGGGTTCAGCAAGGCATACAACAGCGAGATATGGAAGAATAAGCTTAACGATTATTCCAAGTGCTGCAATATGGCAAACCCATATCTTGATTTGGTAGATAACTTCTACGAAGCCGAAACGAAAGAACGTAGATACCAAATTCGTAAAAATAGTATGATAAATGCTCGTATGCGTTATGACTGGTTCTTTGATGAAGAAGGCAATTATATTGACAACGCTGACAGGTATAGCAAACTCACACGATACCAAAAACGAGTACTTAAAAAATGTGTTCGTTTAAAGGTCTATAACCTTAACCTATTCAGTGAGTATGCCAACGAATACGAGAACACAAGCAAACCAGAACGTACAGACAGATGGCAAAGAACACGAATGTTAGGTAAAAATAGTTTCGTGCAAGTGTTCGGTGCTATTGCTGGTGTGTACTTCATAGCAACTTGGAACGCTTGGAACTGGGGTGCATTTATCACAGCAACATTGCAAGTCATCTCTTGGACTGTATGTGGCATTATTGAAATGTACGATAACTATAATTATGTTGCAGTTGATAAGGTCAATAAGCTAACTCGCAAAATGGAACTAATAGTAAAATTCACACGAGGTTGTGAAAAAGGACTTTATAGAAATGAAGATATGGAAACTGATACTATTTCTAACATTTAGTGTAGTAGCACCAACTACATATATGATTTTACGATTTAATTTATTTAGTGAAACGAAACTGCAAATCGGTGTCGGTGGCATAATCGTATTTGCTATAATGCTTGGCACAATAAGTGCATTGATTAAGTATTATTTGGCAGGTATGAAAACTAAATATAGTTTCTTGAAGCAATTACTTCAAGGCATATTAAGAGTTATAATGCCACTAACCATTGCATTATTCGTGGTTATATTTTTAAAAAACAATATGGACTTGGTAAAGGAAGCATTGATCGTGCTTATTCCAAGTGAACTTATAGCAGTTATATTTAACCCATTCCCTAAATGGTGCTTTGATAACAACGTGGAAGGGTTAGGAGAAATTGCAGAAAAAATATTCAAGAAAAAGGAGGCAGAGTAGTGTATGTATGTATATTACGATAGAGCAGGTAATTTAAAAGAGATTATAAATGAACCTGTGCGAAGTGGAGATTTGTACAGCAAGGACATACTGGTATATTGGGACAACCACCCATCAGTAAATACATTCAATGCAAAGGTAAGAACGAGTGATGGAACGGTTGAGAACGTTGAACTTATACCAAGTCAAGAAGTCACATTGACTATTCCATACAACCAAGACAGAGATTTAAAGTTCTTTAAGTACAATACACCTTATAGTTTCTTTAAATACACACCAGCAACAACATTCCCATCAGGACAAACTGAAGTGGCATTTTACTTCCAATATGGTGGAGAATTGAGTGATGAAGTCCTAACTAATTATAGAGTAGTAGTATTACAAATCTTACCATTCTATGTAGAGGAAACAAACGATCTAACACTAGGTGATAACATCAACCAAACACAATGGAGTTGCTTACTTAACTCATTAAAAATGAATAACGTAAGAGCATACGAGGATGTGCCATCAAGCGTTGAGTTAGACAATTTAGGTGCTAATTCGTTGATATTTAATTACGGAGATAATTGTGTGTATAAGGTAATACTAGACCCTACATACACACCTGTTAGTACTGATATAGAGGTTGACCCTTATGTATTGCAACTAGTTGCCATTATGACACCAGTAAGTAGCGAACACCCTATCAGTGCAGACTTGGTAGATGACACAGACAGTGTACATAAGTTTGTAACAGCACAAGACCTAGATATGATAGGTAAGATACCAGAAAGTTTTTATACAACTGGTAGTGGCAAAGATGCACCTATCTTAACGAGTTCAGCAGACATTACAAACACAAGTTCAAGCGTATTAGGTTATGCACACAGGAATAATAGCGTGTATATTAACACACTAACTGGTTATGTCTATGCACCTAAATTCTACCAAAATGGTGTTGAGGTACAAGACAAGTTAGTTAGTGGTAGTAATATTAAGACTATCAATGGTGTGAGTGTACTTGGCAGTGGAGATATGACAGTGACTGCTAGTGCAGCGTGGGGAAGTATTACAGGTGATATAACAAGCCAAACAGACTTACAAAATGCGTTGAGTGGAAAGCAAAATACACTGGTATCTGGTACTAACATTAAGACTATCAATAATACTAGCGTGTTAGGTAGTGGCAATGTATCAGTACAACCAGTAGTAGATGCCACACACCCAATTAACGCTGACTATGTTGACACAACAGATAGTACTAATAAATTCGTTACTGCAAGTGATATTACTACTTGGAACGGAAAGCAAAATGCCTTAACATTCGATACAACACCAACACAAAATAGCACTAACCCAGTGACTAGTGGTGGAGTATATGCAGCTATAAATAGTGCAATTAGTGGAGTGTACACATATAGAGGTACAGAAACACCAACCGAGATCAACCAATTCATTATTGCAGACTTAAACACAGGCGATGTATATAACATTGATGAAGATGGTACTATAACTCTTGGTGATAGCAACTTACCAGTTAAGGCTGGTGATAATATCGTATGGGACAGTGCAAGTAATAGATTTGAAATGCTTACTGGCATTGTGGACTTAAGCGGTTATCAAACATTATTAAGTGCAACAAATAAATTAAACCCTGCTTATATTGCAACTGATAGTAGCAACCGATTTGTTACTGATAGTGAAAAGACAACTTGGAGTGGCAAACAAAATGCACTAACTACACAAACAGCATACACAAGTCAAGGCTCTGCAACTAAAGTTCCACAAATTACAACTAATAATTTAGGTCAAGTTACTGGCATTACAGAGGTTACAATTACACAACCAACAGTAAACAATGCTACATTGACTATTACACAAAATGGAGTAAGCAAAGGGACATTTACAGCCAATGCAAGTAGTGATAACACTATCGCATTAACTGATACAACTTATACAAGCCAAAGTGCAGCAAGTGGTGGAACAGCAGTAAGTTTGGTAACTACTGGTGAGAAATACACTTGGAATAATAAATCAACAGTTAGCGTAAGTGACACAGGCACAGCAACTGATGAAGTTAGTTATATAACTATTAACGGAACTGAAAAGAAACTTGCAGGTGGATACAGCTTCGACACAGATGCCAATGTTATAAGTCTAGTAGATGATATATTCCTTGACTACCCTATCAGCGTTAGTGTAACTAATGGAACATATACTGGTGCAAGTAGAATTAAGAAGTTAGGCACAGCAACAATAGTGGTGTCTGCAAGTAGTGGTTATACATTACCAGATAGCATTACAGTAAGTGGTGCTAGTTATACATATAGCAATGGCACTATAACATTAAGTGAACCAACTGGTGATGTTAGTGTGAGTGTGGTGTGTAGAGCAAGTAGTTACACAGTGGAATTGACTAATAGTTATGGTGGCTATATGAATGACGCTGGTGTTAAATATAGTACTGATGGTGGCACAACTTGGAATAATTTAGGTTCAAGAGGAAATACTAGCACAACTATTACATTAAGCAACATAACACAATTACAAGTAACATATCAAAGTAGTGCTGTTGTAATGGGTAGTGTTTATGGATATAATGGTTCAAGTTGGGTGGAAATTAGTAGTGCTTATATAACATATGACTTAACACCTTATCTTGGCACATATCAAAAATTTAGTGCTCAATTCGATACATAAGAGGTAACACATTATGGCAAACAATAAAATTATAAATACAGACCAATTACAATTGGCACTTAATGAGTTTTACAACCAATTCGCATTGCCTAATATCGCATTTATTCTTGATATTAGACAAAACCTAAATGGCAAAACTCTATCGGCTTATACACAGGTAGCATTGACTGGTCAATATGCTGGGTATAAGATACAAAAGAATTCCACTAACTTGACTAAACAACAAGCAAGTGAATTCTTAAATGCACTGTCTGGAACTAAATATGTTCCTATGTATAACTTTGACATACCTGTTAACTCTTACTTAATTAGAGCCACAGATGGTATGATTTACAAACCACAATTTGATAACACAAATGGACTTGTGTTATATGAGATGAAAAAGGTGTTGACTAGCACAAGTGGACTACCTTACACAACTACTGCACCAAGTGCGAATAACACTGATGGAATTAAGATCGTGGTGCTATCTAGTGAACCAAGCACACGATATGATGGATACTTATACATAATCACAGGAGGAAATTAAGATGAGTATTTTTGGGAAAATGCCTTACATTGAAGGCAAATTAGGTGCATTGAGTGATGAGCAATTATCTACTCTTGCAACTGCAATAAATAGTTCAGCAGATGATGCTACTGTGTATTCCTTAACCGACTTACGAGCATTAAGCCAAGACACAATAGGTGCTGCGAAAATTCAATTTAACCCTGCTTGTTTAAGAGCTGGGTATCTAATCTTAAAATATAATTCATTCTGCACATTCATTACAAATGAGTTATATTACACAGGTAAGGCAACAGTATATGACATTGACTTATCTAACCTTAAATATAATGAAATCAAAGAGGACTGCACTGTTGAGGAAGTCAGGAGAATACTAGCTGGTGGTGCAGGTAGTGGAACAATTATTGACAGCGTATCACTAACTGGTATGAGTGGCACATTAAGTGATGCAGATTATGCGAAGTTATTATTAGATAATTGTGTAATTAAAGTAGGCACTCAAAACTACTATAAAGCGTTTGACGCATCCACATTACTTATCTATCAAGCATTTTCAAGACAAGCAGGGCAAGACCAAGCATTGTATGACTATGTAGAGATTACTAAATCTACAAAGGCATACGAAGTTAAGACTGGCAATATGGTAGAAGGCAACCCAACATTATCAGGTGCAGCGAGTACACTGACATCATTAAAGGTAGGTGAAACATACTACACAAATGATGGTGTTGTATATAAGTCAGGAAGCACAGTACAAAGCAACCCATTAAAGTTTGTTAAAATGACAGCGACACAATATAGTGGTATCACACCAGATGCTGATACGTTCTATATCATAGTGGGGGAATAATATGAGTGTAAGTGATTTAACTGGGACAAAGTGGGTGTTGAATAATCCACTTACAATAATAAGCAATGTGAGTTATTCAATTAATTTTACATCTAACGGGAATTTATATACTCAAATGCAACTTGTGAATATACCAGGTGATTCTGAGCTCCCTTCCAGAGTTGTTTTGTATTTTGAAGGGGCAATTGTAGCTGTAGGAACAGGTGCTAATTATCCAAACGCTACATTTTCTACCACTGCCTACCGCCTAATCACTATCACAGGTGGAACTGATGCAACTAATAGCACATTGATTAGTTGGTTAGAAAATAACGCTACACAAGTACCAGTGGTGGATTTGAGTGGAAGTGAGTGGGTGTTTAATGATGAAATTGAATATTCAATGTGGGGTTGGCGGTTCCCATATGATGACCATAATTATGGAACTATATATATTAATTTTACAGCTAATTCTAATTCTTATAATTATATTTATTGTGAAGATATGGATGGGGAAACTGTCGCTTATGGGTTTGGATATGGAGTTAATGGAGGTTCTTTAACACGAGTTTATAATTATAATGATTATCCTTCTCGTTGGACTAGCAATGCCTACAAAACAATTTCTATAACCTCTGGCACTGACGCAACCAATCCAGACCTTATTGCTTGGTTATCTGCTAACGCCACATACCAAGAACCTACCTCTAGCGGTGGCATCTACATAGGCAATAGCCCTATCTCTGCTATGTATGTAGGTAGCAGTGAGGTTAGTAAGGTGTATATGGGTAGTGAGTTGGTGTATGAGAAACAAAGCACACCAACGTATCAGGTAAGTGTATCAGATTCATATTGGGATGCTGAAGTTTATATTTATGATGGAACTAATAACACAGGAACATTATTGTTTAGTGGATATTTATCAAGTGCTCAAGCATTAACAGTAACAAGTGGCAATTTATATATAACAACTAATGGCTATTTTAGAAACAGTGGAACAGCAACTGGCGGTGTTAGTGTTGTTTCATCTACAAGTACTGCAATATTATTCCTTGTAACTGGTGATGGAACTGCCACTGTTGCTACACACGAATAAAAAATCAGGAGCAGAAATTACTCTGCTCCTTTTTTTATAGCCATAACCAATGCTGATATGAATACTGCCACCTAAACTGTCTATGTCATAACCAAAATACCCAAGCACACACACAAGCACCAAACCCTATTAGAAATGCCAATATGCTATTCATTTCCTTTTAACCTCTCTATCAATTCCTGAATTTCCTCTTCAGTCAGTCCTTCCAACAAACCATACTCTCTTAATATGGCTTCATAGTCCACATAATCTATTTCTATGTCTGTGTAGTAATGTATCTCACCTTTATCTGCTTGTGTTTTTACTACATTATACACACTCCATAACACAGTCATCATAACACTTATTATGGCAATTACAATGACTAACTCTAATAACGTAAAGGCGTTTGTTTTGCGTTTATTCATTTTGTTTTATATAGCGTGTTATTGGTTCTAACCCCTCACAACAACCGCCTTCCTCATCCTGATATTCAAATCTCTCTACCTCATCCTCAATATCGATAAACCCTCTTTCATAATACCTACACACCCATTGTACGAATTCTGCTGGTGCATACTCTGGGTTAAATCTTTCACAATCTTCTCTATACTTGCATACCTCTCTGTGTATGCAACTCACGCACTGATTAGCTCTTCCCTTGTTTTCGCCCATTTTATACCATAGTCCTCTAAATACAATTTCGTTTCGCCATCTGCCAAGAACATTAAATCTGTAAAGCTATATAGCACTTCAGTAAACCTAAATGGCACAATACCTGCTGCATATTTAATGTATATAGGGTTTCGTTCTATGTAGTGGGCTAACTTTTCAATGCCACTACCCTCATCACAATGACCTGTGGGGTTAATTATTTTTTTCATCTCTATTTCCTCCTCCTTATATTTTGGGTTTGCAACTTAATATAAAGTGTGCTTTATCATCTAACTTAAATGGGCAAGTATCAGGGCAAGGTGGTTTATACACAACACACAACCTGCTTAATTGCTCATCGGTTAAGTCTTTAATTTTCATTATTGTTCTCCACTATTTTATCTTGTCAGTAATATCTACTATTTCCTTTGCTAATTTTAATTCGCTTTCTCTCATTGTTGGTTTTCCATTTTTCTCGGCATATTCTTGCCAGTCAAATGCAAACATTACTATATTCCATAAATTTTCTATTTCATTTTTCTCTAAATGAATTGTGATCCCATTACTCTCTACTGTCATTTTTCCAACCACTCCTTTAATAAATTATATTCTTGCTCGGTAATGGCAATACCTACATTACCATACACACTACGCACCAGTATCGCATATTCCTTATAACTGCGACTACTCTTCACACACTCTAACGCTACTTCTTTGGTGCGTAAGATAGTTAATATGTCTAATGCACGTTGCAAGTGGTATTGTGTGTCCTTAAATATCTCTTTTGGCAACCTACCTTCTTGAATGTAAGCGTTGCACTCATTGATAATGCTTTGTAGTTCTTGCTTAATGTTTTTCATTCAACCACTCCTTTAATTCCTCGAATTTTTCATCATCATCATAATCAAGCAGGAATATTTGCATTTAGTTTATTCATATAATTTCACCCCCAACATAATACATATTTCTCATAATCTTCGATTACAAAGCCATCTATTTCATCTAATCGTTTTTGCAAATTGAAAAAATAGAATTTCTTCAAATCTTCTTTGTATAATGCTAAAAATTTTTTTAAATCGTATCCCCATAGCACAATGTTGCCTTCATAACCATAAGTGAATACTTCATCACCTTCCATATATCCATTATCTTTTAACCATTGATAGCTTAATAATTGTGCCTCATCTTCTACATAACCATATAATTTC